CTAGATTAATTCGTTTTAATGAATCAAGGGCTTTCTATGAAAGTACTTATAACACAAATCTTCCAGTTGTTAGTGTAAAACCAGCGGGTGGAAATATAAGAAAATCAGTTGTGGCTGGTGCTGTTGATGAATCAAGTAATTTAGACGAAGCCAAATCAAGTGAAGCAATAAAACAAAGATTAAAAGATGTTTTAAGTGCAGTAAAACATGGAGACAATGAAGTTTTCTTAGGTGGTTCCGCTGGTCTTGGTGGTGATATGATTGACATTCAAACCGCACTTGAGACTGTTGTTGATGAGGCTTTAACTGCTGATCCAAAAGTTTTTGATAATATGAAGAAGCCTTATTTCGGTGGTAGTACTGGTAATTTCTTTGAAAAAGAATTACTTCCTTCACTTGAAAAAGCAAGTTTAGAGTTCCCATACATTAAAACAAAAATTGATCAATTAAAGAATAAAATTTCTGGAAACACCGTTGATGAAGTTGCTCCACCTGTTGATCCAACAAATCCAATTGATGGAATTCCTCGTGAGGGTGGTGGATTAGTTGGTGGAGTTAGTGATAATTTACCAGGGGTAGAAGTTAATGATGTTGATGATGTTGAAGAATCAACATTAGGTATTGATCCAGCTTTAGTTGGACCAGAAGGAACCGAACCTCCTTCTGCTGATGATGAAGCCGCTCTTCAAGCTACTAGAGATGCTGATGTCGCTGAATTAGGTGCTGGTCCTCTTCCACCAGATTTAGGTGGTGAAGATACCCATTTTGACGACGATATGCTTGAGGCTTTAGCAAACGCCATGGCGGAATGTTATAGTTCTGGTCAAATTTCAGAAGAAGCAGATTTTGCAGAAGCGTTAATGAATCTTGAAGCAGCCAATGGTATTTGTGAAAATATAGGTTCTATGAGCGAAGAGCAAGTTTATGAAGTCGCTAGAAGAACCAAAGCCAAACTAGAATCAATGGAAAATATTGGTGCTGGTTTAGGTATGGGTGAAGAAGTTAGTGAAGAACAACTTACCGAAGCTCTTGATATTCTTTCCAAATCAGCTCAAAAAGTATTGGATAACGAGGAACTTAAGGACTTATAAGATGCCGAAGGGGTTTAACGAAGGTTTAGGGGATTTAGCATCAAGTGTAGGTGGTGCTATTAAAAATGATATCCTTAAAGGATCTGGTCCTTGGGAACAATTCGTTAATTCTTTATTTTCAAATAATCTTAAAAATAAAATTAAGAATTTTGAACAGATAAAAAAGAAGATTAAAGATTTTGATAAACACGAAGCCGAATTAAATGCTTTTATTAAAAACAATAATGGTAAAAGTTTACAAGATATCTACAATGATCTTTCAAATAGAAGCGATGATGATAGCCTTTTTAAGCATTTTAGGTGGTCATATTTCTTAAATACAAAAGTTCTTAATGTAAAAGGCGATGAAGTTATTAAAAATATAATTTTTCAACAAATTTTACAAATTTCATCAGATAAAGACAAAGATCCAAAAGATCCAGTTAACAAACCTATTGAGGATTTAAAAGTAGAAATTTTAAAGTTACTCGTAGAAAAGGTTAAAAATGTTGTTCTTATGAATGAAAAACTTTTTCAAGAAGAATGGAAAAAAGCAACACAAGGTCAAGAAGTTAAAAAGGAAAATAATATGTCATTCAAAAACTTTTATGAATCAAAGAAAATAAAAGAGGACTTGGCTGCTTCACCAATTGGTGAACCATCAAAAGATACTAAAATAAAACAAACTCAAGTTGCTTTAAAGAACGCTGATTTAGCGAAATCAAAACAGAAACTTGCCCAAGCACAAACAATTGATGCTAACAACCAAGCCAAGGCCGCAAAACAAATGGCTGAAGGTGTTTATGCTGGTGCTGACGGAAAACCAAAAAAGATTCCTTTTACTCAAGACCCTACTTTAAAAAATCAAGCAGTTAGTCCAAAGCCAGATGCAAAAGATGATACTGTTGAAGATGAAGCCGAAAAGAATGCTAAAAAGAAAAAGAAAGACCTTGAAGAAATTACTAAGGAACTTCAAAAATTAGCGGACGAAGCATGTGATGTTGCAATGAACAACATAGACCCAACTGAAGGCACATTAATTGATAAAATGGCTGCAAGAGAAGAAAGCGGTCTTAAAGAATCTCAACTTTCATGGTCTGAAATGGAAAAGACTCTTAATAGACTTGATGAGGGTTGTGCTGGTGGTGTTTGCTCTATGGGTGGTGATTCACCAGATATTGGTGGTAGTTTTGGTATTATGCCAATTGGTTCTATCGCTGGTGGTTTGATGGGTTCTGTTTCAACACCAAATCCTAAACAACAAGTTGCTGATAGATCAACTATCTATAGTTTTATCAAAGATAATGATCTTAATAAAACAAGTAGAGATTATGCTTTAAATGCTTTACTTGATAGATTTGGTAATTCTTCAACCGAACTTTCACAGATTCTTTCAGACGCTATTCTTTCGGATGGTAGCCCAAATGATATTGATAGTTCATATGGTTATAGTGATTCTTTAATGGCTATTCAAGCCCCATCAGAAGGTGGTTCAGAAGTTGAAGATGTTCCAAGTATTGATTACACCCAACAAGGTGATATCGCTCAAGATTCACAATTAAAAAATGCTTGGGCACAAATGGAACAAGAGTTAAAAGACCTATAATTAATTAAAACTTTTAGTATAATAGAGAAACATTTAATAACAATTAGATGTTAAAAGGACTATCTTAATGAACGATGACTTAAATTTAGATGACGTTCCAGAATCACCATTTGAAAAAGATAAGAAAAAGATCAATAGTAAAAAGAAGGGTAATCGTTGGGAACTCCAAACTTGTAAAATGTTTGGAAGTGCGTTTGACGATGAGTTCAGAAGAGTACCAATGAGTGGAGGATTCGTCGGCGGAAAAAATAAATTCAGAAATTATTTCGTCAATGAAGATGCCCAAAGTCAATTAACTGGTGACATTATTACTCCAGCATGGTTCCCATTTATAGTTGAGTGTAAAAATTATGCTGATTCCCCAAAAATCCATAACTTATTATCAATTGGGGATAAGGATTTGGATGATTGGGTTAAACAAGCAAAAGATGAGGCTAGAACCGCTAAAAAGGACTGGCTTATCATTTTTAATATGACATCTAAAAGAAAAAATTTTGCTGTTGTAGATTTTGATAGATTCTATTATGTTCTAAAAGACAAAAACGTTGAATACCCAAAGAATTATTTTGTTTATAAAGGTACTTTGATTTTAGATTTAGATCAATTTGTTAAAAAGTTTATTACCTTTTACTTCCCTATTGATTGGGAAAAAACTAGAGATGAAAACCGTAAAAAGAAAGAATTGGAACTTTTAACAAACACAGATGTTAAAATTGAACCCGATTCATTATAAATATATTCTATAAGTCGGAGAAACTACTATGCTCAATGATAGACAATTAATGGAAGCCTATAAAAAGATTGAAGAATCCGAAGGCGCTGATTATGGCACCAAAAAGCCAGAAACAAAAACAGAGCCAGGAGTACAAGATGCTCCAAAGGAATTCAAAGCTGAAGATAAGAAAATTGACACCCCAGCAGAAAATAAAAGAGATGCTGGTGCTTCTAAGGCTCCAGAGAAATTTGATGGTAATAAAGAAACTGTTGGCAAAGCAGCAAACGATAAGAACGAACCAGGGGCAAAGAATGCTCCTAAAGCATTCGAATCCCTTGAAGATTATAAGAAGAGACTCCGTGGGGCATTGGGCATTCCACTTGACTCTGAATTAAATCAAGGTAACAAAGGCATTGAAAAATAATTAAGGAGAATTATATGGGCAGAACATTAAAAGATTTAGTCAAAGAGTCAGAGATGAAGGGCGCTTCCAACAGTGAGAAGAAAGTCGGTCCTGACGAAGATGGTGGCACAAGTAAGCCATCTCTTGGTGCAACTGTTAAACCAGTTACCGCTGGTGATGGTGTCAAAGATGCTCCAAAAGCATTTGAACCAAAGAACGGTGATATGGGTAATACCAAATCAGTTAATCGTGAGGCTGGTGCTAGTGCTGGCGTCAAGGAAACTGGTGAAGGTGATAAGAACATTGGTAACAAGAGTGCAGTTGAAGGTGCAAAGCCTGTTGATCGCAAAGAAGGTTCTACCGATGCTCCAAAAGAATTCCTCGGTGAGTTCCGTGCTAAAGTTCGTAGTGCTTTAGGTCTTCCACTTGATTCTGAATTGAATCAAGGAAATAAAGGTCTTAATAAGTAATTAATTTAACTTTTATAAGTTTAAATAAGGTCAGCCTTTAGGGGTTGACCTTATTTTTTTGGTACTATAATAAGCTAAAGGAATTCTTATAAATGAAAAACTTAATATTTGATATAAGCCCTATGGCATATAGAGTCTTATTCAGTAAAAAAGATGATATTAAAATGCTTGGTGAGAATGTTTTAAGAAGTGAATTACTAAATGACATTTTTAATGCAATTGATAAAATAAAACCAGATAGAGTATTTGTTTGTTTTGAATGTAAAGGCTATAACTGGAGAAAAGAAAAATACAATTTCTATAAAGACCAAAGAGCAAAACAACGCGCTAAACAAGAAGATATTAATTGGGAAGAATTCTATGGATTTCTTGAAAAATTCTATGTAGAATTAAAAGAAAATTTACCTTTTATTAGTTTAAAGCATGATAAATTAGAGGCAGATGATATTGCTGCTCATTTAGTTAGAAGATATTCACATGATATAAACACGGTTATTACAAATGATAGTGACTATCTTCAATTGGTCAAATACAAGAATGTTAAAATAATTAATTCTAAAACTGGTAAAGTTATGGAGTGTTCAAGTCCTAAGAGATATCTTGAGGAAAAGATTTTAACTGGAGATACTTCTGATAATATTCCTCCTATTAGATCGGGAATAGGCCCAAAAACCGCATCAAAACTTATTGAATCTGAAGAAATATATAAGATGCTTGAAGAAAAAGATGCTGACGGTAAACCTTGTGAATTAAGAAGAAACTACGAGAGAAATAAGGAACTTATTGATCTTGAAAATACCCCTCAACATCTTTTAATGAGCCTTGAGAATACAATTGATGATTATGTTATGGTAGATACTAAAAAATTATTAATGTATATTCAAAGAAATTCATTGAGGGCTTTATTAGATAGACTTTCTTCAATTAGGAGAAACTTAACTGTTTTAACTGCTGCTAATCAAGCGGTTCTGTAACCAGCACTAACAACTTCTTTAAATATATTTTTTTCCATATAAAGAACTTTAAAGTTCCATTTATTTCTTTTACAGAATAAACGAGCTGCTTCCCATTTAGCCGAATTTAGAATCCATCTTTCTTGTTGTTCTTTTAGGGTCTTTTTTCTTTTTTTGATACCTTGTATTGGTGGTTCTGTTTCGTGTTTAGGTTTTAACTCAATCATTTCAATTCGTGTACTATTACCATCCTTTAACTTTACTACAAAGTCGGGGTGGTAATGCCATTTTGTACCAGTAAGAGGATTTATATATTCCACTTCTGGTTTCTCACTGATCCACTCAATAACATTAGCGTTATTGTCTAGAAACTCCATCATTATTCTTTCCCAATTGCTTCTATAAAAAGGTAGTCTAACACCTTTATATTTTTCACGATTTTTTGGGACAAAAAAGCCTTGATGAAGTTTAGTGTTTTTCTGAACAGTGAATCTTAAGTTACTACTCATAATTTAATATTTATAAATAGTGGTTATGAGTATCACCATGAACCCATCAAAGATATCAATGTCTTATGAGGGAAATTCCTTTAAAGACAAAAAAGGATCTAGGAAAGTTTTAAAAATAAATTTTCCTAATAGGGTCACTGAATCTAATGAAATGGAAGAAATCTCATTGGGTGAATTTATGTCTTTTAATTATTCTTTAAATAACAAAGAAAAACAACTTGTTATTCCTAAAGAGGGTAAATTAAGAGATAGATTATGTATATTTCTATATGCTGATCCTAGTTTAAAACATATTAAAGCGGTAGAATTAAAAACATATATGATGAATTTAAAAGATCCATCTGGTAAAGTAATATCTTTAAGTGAGGGGTTATCTTTTATTAAAAATTATATAAAAAATATGTTTGATGAGAAACAAGACCTTGAATATAGTATTAATAAAGATATTACTACTATAGGAGAAGATATTCTTGTTATAAAGAAAAAAGCACAAAATCCAGTGAGTTCAACATATACTGTATTTGATAAAACATTTTTTGCTGGAGTTAACAATAAACAACTTCATTTTGAATCATTCATTAGAACATTTGAAATTTCAAAAATAAGAGATTTAGAAAAAGTTGTTATTACAGATGAAATATTTAAAAAAATGCAAAGTAATGTTAAACTATCTAAGAGAAATGGGATATAATATTAAAAAAGGATATATATGGCTTTAAGAGACTATTTTAATTTTGGTAAGAACTTCGGTAAGAGAAAAAGAGAAGATGCTTTATCTCCAGGTGAGAAGGAAAGACTTTTCAAAGTTCGTCAGACTATCTATAATGCTTTAGAGGGCAAAGATACTGAAACACAAGGTAAGACCGAAAAAGTTGGTATTTCTGATTTACAAGATTTTGCTGGTATTGGTGATTTCAGTGGAATGATGAATATATATTCAAAATATATTTACCAGAGTGAAGCATCAAAACAACAGAGACTTGAAATTTATCGTGAAATGGCTAAATTCCCAGAAATTGGGTTTGCTATTGATGAATATGTAGATGAAGCAATTAACTTTGATAAATCTGGAACTAACTTTTGTAAGATAGAAATAACAAACAATTCAATAAAAGAAAATGAACATGCTCGAAAAACTATTAATGCTGAGTTTGATCATTTAATGTATGAGATTATAAAAGCAGATGAAACTGTTGATACATGGTTTAGAGAATTCATGATTGACGGTGAGATTGCTTTAGAGAATTGTTTTGATAATGATAAGCCAGAAAAAGGTATTACTAAAGTTAAAAAGTTAATGACTACGAGAATTCATCCAATTTGGGATGATCTTGAAGCAGAAGATATTTCTTTCTACGCATACAGAACAGATAAAGAAGTTATTTCATTACCTAAGAATGCAATTTCATATGCTGCTTCTGGTATTGCTAATTACGATTCAACCGAACAAGATAAATTAATTCTTAGTTTCCTTGAGCAAGCCAAAACAACTTATCGTCGTTTAAAGTTAATGGAAGATGCTCTTGTTATATATCGTCTTGTTCGTGCGCCAGAAAGAAGAATATTTAAGATTGACGTTGGTAATATGCCTAAAGGAAAGGCAGAACATTTCGTTCAAGAGTTAATGACTAAATATCGTCAACGTAAGTTCTTTGATCCAAAGACTGGTGATGTGTCAGAAGGTCTTGATGCTATGGCTATGACTGAAGACTTCTGGTTCCCTGTTTTCCAAGGTGGTCGTAGTTCAGAAGTTACTTCTCTTCCTGGTGGTCAAGGTCTTGGTGAAATTGCTGACGTTGATTACTTCCTCAATAAACTATATAGAGGCTTAAAGATTCCTAAGAGTCGTTGGGGTGGTGAAGAAGGTAAATTCTCAATTGGTGATACCCAAGACATTACTCGTGAAGAAGTTAAATTTGTTAAAGAAGTTAAGAGATTCTCCAAGAGATTTGTCAAGATTTATAAACAAACCTTTATTACACATTTGAAACTTAAAGGTATTTGGGAAGAATTTGGGTTAGAAGAGAAAGATATATCTCTTCAAATGTTCAGTAATAACCTCTTTGATAAATTCTTTGAAGCCAAGATACTTGAATTGAAGTTTGAGAACTTCAGTAAGTTTGCTGATTTAATTGATACCGAAGATCCAATATTCTCTACAGAGCTAATTGTTAAAGATTATCTTGAAATGGATGATGATAAGTGGGATGAACATGTTGAAAAGAGAATTGCTGAAAGACAAGCAAAGAAACTCTTAAAGGATGACGAAGAAGGTGATAGTGGAGAAGAAGGTGGGGATAAGGGTGGAGCAGATTCGGTTCTATAAGGAATAAACTATGGATAAAATGGCATTAATTAAAGCACAAGTTAAACAAAGAAACGAAGCAAGAAAAAAGAAAATTGAATTAGCATTAAAACTAATCAATGACTATCAACGTTTCGGTCAATCATCTACTGGTGTTGATAATTTAGTAAAAAATATTTTTACTAAAGATAACAACGATCCTTCTTTAAAAAATTATAAAATGAATTATGATAGTAAAGAAAGACTTGAAGGAAGAGCAAAAGAAATTTTAGGTTTTATCGCTCAATCCAGATTAGCACCAGAAGCAAAGGCTGCTTTTAGAGATTGTATTGTTAATATAATTTCTCCAGAAATTGAAAAACTTCAATCAACTGGAACGTCTCTTCCAGTTCCTAAAGTTGCCCCACCAACTCCATCAATTTCAACTTTAAAACCTAAAGAACCAGAAACAATTTCTCCTCCTACAATTAAACCAGAACCAACAGATACCAGAGATGATTGGTTATCTATTAAGAAATCAGCAAAAAAATCATCAAATTCAAACGATGAATATCAATCAGCAAAAGATTGGTTGGCTGCACAAGGTTTAGATAAGGATGAATTTGCTGAACAACTCAATGAGAGTTCAACATTATTTACAACTATGGCTAGTAAAACTGGCTTACCTAAAGCGCAATTAAGACAGTTTTGGGAATTAGCTGTACAAAAAAATTCTTCAAGTAATCAACCAAAAGATACGCTATTCTGGAGTAATGTTATGAAAGAATTCCAATCATTGATTGATAAAGTAGACATAGAAGAAGCAAGGAATATTATGACAACAAGAGAACAATATAAATCACATGCTAGTGATTTCTTAAATCACATTGCAGAAGATAACTATACAGAAGCACAAAAAGCATTTGAAAATATGGTATCTTCAAGACTTAATGATAATATTAATGCTAGAGCAGAAAAATATTGTCAAGAAGTGCTTTCTAAAGAAGCAAAGAAAATATCCAGGGATGTATAACTATAAATAATATAAAAGGGTTATACAAATGTTTAAATTTATTACGGAAGCCGCAGCTCCAAATTTTAATGCAATCCAAGATGTTACCTTAATTGAGAATAAGGAACTTGGTACAAAAGACATGTATATCACTGGTATTTTTATTCAATGTCTCGTAAAAAACCGTAATGGTCGTGTTTATGATAAACAAGTAATGGAACAATCAGTTGCTAAATATGTTCAAGAAAGAATGAGTGGTCCAAAACTTCGTTCTTATGGAGAATTGGGACATCCAGAAGGCGTTGATATTAATCTTCATAGAGTTTCTCATATGATTACTGAATTATCTTGGCAAGGTAATGATGTATATGGAAAAGCAAAACTCTTAGATACAGAATATGGTAGAATCGCTTCTTCAATTATAAAAAGCGGTGGTTTACTTGGAGTTTCTTCAAGAGGCTTAGGTGAATTATCAAGAGGACCAACTGGTGAAAATCTTGTAACTCAATTTGAATTAATTGCCGAAGATATTGTTGCTGATCCATCAGCACCAGAAGGTTATGTTGAGGGTATTCTTGAAGGAAAAGAATATATTCTCCAAGGTGGATCATATGTTCCTATTAATACTAATAGAATTTCAAAAGCTTATGATTTATTAGAAAATAAATTAAGTTCTTTACCGAAAAAAGACGTTGATGCATATATATTAAATTCAGTGAAAAAGTTTTTTGAACAAATTTAATAATTTTTAACTCATCAATTATAAATAACATTACATAAAGAGGAATATATATGAAAGATAAAGTTTTAGCTAAACTCTTTGAAGGATTTGATAAGCAACTTCTTTCCGAAGAAGTTCAATCAGAAGTTTCTTCATTAATCGATCAAATGGTTGCCGCTAAAGTAGCAGATGCAACAAAGAGTCTTCAAGAGAAAGAAGCAAAACTTAAATCTTGGCTTGAAGAACAAAATAAAGTTTTAGTTGAGAAAGAAGCCGTTTTAAGAGATGTTGCAAGTAACTTCGCTCAGAAGTGTGCAAACGAAATGGCCGAAAAAGAAAAAGTTTTATTTGAAAGTCTCAATGAATATATTGAGCAAACACAAGAGATAGCTGCTCAAGAAGCAACTGCTCTTAAAGAACATGTTATGAAAATCGCTTTAGAGAATTGCAAAGAGTATCAAACTCATATTGAGAATACTACTATTGAACAACTCAAAGAGCACAAAATTACGCAAGAGGCGGCTCTTGCAAGAGAAGTTGATACGTTCAAGGAAAAGATTGTTCACAGCATATCCGAATTTATGGATGCTCGCTTTGAATCCGCTATTCCAAAGAACATTATGGAAGCCGCAGTCCAAGTTGCTGCTTATAAGCCACTTGTTGAAGGAATGATAAAGACCTTCGCAAAGGGATATGTGCAATTTGATTCCACTGGTTTAGAAACCATTAAGGAAGCAAAACAAGAAGCAGAGAAACTTACCGAAAGCTTAAACGCTAAGATAAAGGACAATGTGAGATTATCCGCTAGGGTTAAAGAACTTGAAAAAGCAGAAAGAATATCCTCGCTTCTTGAGGGGCTTACTGCTAAACAGAAGGAAAAGGCGAAATTCTTATTAGAGAAATGTGAAATTGACGAACTTGATACAACTTTCAAGAGAATCAAAGACACAGTGATTGAAGAATCCGTAAGAAAGCCAGCACCTTCACAAAACATTACTGAAACCGCTAAGAAGCAAATTCAAAAACTTCAAGAATCGGTCAATAATGTTACAACTGGTATGGACCCAGAAATGTCTTCTTGGGCCAAGACCTTAAATAGAGACTTAAAAGGATAAGGCTTCTATTATAAATACTTATATCCTAGCTAATTATAATCTAACAATAAGGAGATTTTATGAATAACGCATTAGCAGAAAAGCTTTTAAACAAGTGGAAACCAATGGTAGGCCACATTCGCAGCGACAAGAAAGCTGCTCACACCGCCGCAATGCTTGAACAAGAGCATCGCTATTTCTCAGGTAAGCTCAGTGAAGCTTACGGTGGTGCAACCGTATCAGGCCCAGGCGGTGCTGGTACTCTCGCTTCCCCAGCAAATTGTGACGGTACTGCTGGTATCGCACGCTTCAAGGCTATCGCAATGCCTCTCGTTGCTCGTGTGTTCCCAGAACTCGTAAGTAATGACCTCGTTGGTGTTCAGCCAATGTTTACCCCAGTTGGTCTTGCTTATGCTCTTCGTTATCGTTACCAGACAACCGCTGGTGGTGCAACCGCTGGTGATGAAGCTGGTTACAATACCGTAAACAGTCTCTTCTCTGGTTCTTCACCAACTTCCGCAACCAGTCTCCCAACCTCTGCTGATATGGCTGCTGTTGCTGATTGGGCAACCCGTCTTGATAACGGTAATATCAAGGGTGGTGATCAAGCTCTTGGCAAGCGCCCAGGCTATGACACCTTCGTAGGTGAAAAGTTAGGTGAGAGTTACATCTGTAACGACAACCCTGACCAGATCCGTTACATGGGTTTAAGTGTTGAAGCACAAGAAATCGTTGCTAAGACTCGTAAGCTCGCTGCTCGTTGGACCCATGAGGCTCAACAAGACTTGCAGAACATGCATCAAGTTGACGTTGCTCAAGAACTCTCAGACCTTCTCGCTTATGAGATTGCTGCTGAGATTGATGCTGAAGTTAAGAACAACATTATTGAGCTCGCAAAGCTTGGTGGTGTGCTTTCTTGGGACTATGGTACTGCTGGTGCTGCTAATGGTAGTGCTGATGGTCGTTGGGAACAAGAGAAATTCCGTGTTCTCTACACTGTTCTTCTCAAGGCTTCAAATGAAATCGCCGTTGCTACCCGTAGAGGCGCTGGTAACTTCGTTCTCGCTTCCCCAGCAGTTATCGCTGCTCTTGAAGCCCTCGAAGCATTCGCTCCTTCAAGTGTTGCAACCAACCTCACCACCGAAGTTTCTGGTGTTGCTAAAGTTGGTCAGATCGGTCGTTTCACTGTCTATCGTGACATGTTCGCTCGCGTTGACTACGCAGTTGTTGGTTACAAGGGACCACGCGATAATGATGCTGGTCTTGTCTATTGCCCATACGTTCCATTAATGTTCGTTAATGCCGTTGGTCAAGATTCCTTCAACCCAAGAATCGGTGTTATGACCCGTTATGGTATCTGTAACAACCTCTTTGGTTCTGAGAACTACTACCGTTACATCCTCATCAAGAGACTCAGTAACAGTAGCCTTGCTCCAAGTGTTCCTGCTGCTTCTGGATTCCGCACCGTCTCTGACGGCACCAGCCCATTCTAATCTAAATTAGATTAGGCTAGTCAAACAACCCTCACCGAAAGGTGGGGGTTTTTTGTTGGTATATTAAATCGTTTGTGGTAGAATATTATCAAAGGAGTTTTTATGAGTATTATTAAACCAAGTTATATGGATCAAAAAAAAGATTCAAAAAATAAAAATGAAATAGATTGGTCACAGCAAGAAAAAGCAATTGTTGTTAATAGAAAACAATTACATAGTGACAAAGAAAAAAACTTAAAAGAAGTTAAAACTGAAATTGAAAAAAGAAAATCAATTGTTGATGTATCTTCTGATGAAGAATATAATGAATTGTTTAATGTAGTTAATAATCTTATAGAAACTCAAGATTTTTGGGAATTGGTTCCAGATTCAACAATACAAAAAGTTTATGCTTTCGTTACTACTGAAATGATAAAAAAAGGTATTTCTAAACCAAGATTACCTAAAGAATTAAAGGAAAAATAATATGGTAGATTTTGATCAAGTTAATGCAAATAATAAAAAAGAATTTTTAAATGCTTCTATAAGAAACATGGAAGAAATGCTTGATGAAGTTAGTTATGGTCTTGAATTAGCGAGAGATAGACAAGTAACTTTCATTAAAACTGGCGATCTTAACACATCAGAATATGAAGCAACAAAAATAATGATTGAAGATTTAGAAAAGGAATATGCTTTTTATATTAAGAAACTTTCTGAATTAAGAAAAGAGAGAGCAGAAATATAAAAATATAAATATAGAAAGAGAAATTTATGGCTTTATGTGTTTATAAAAGAATTCGCTCAGAACCAATTCGTTTAAATTTAAACGGGCAGATAGTTATTGTCAAAGGTGGTCAATTAGTCATCGCTGATAATAGTCAAATGATGGGTGTTCCTGGGTTTGCTTTCATACGAATCCATAATCAAAGGGATCAATTTGTTTCCGCTAATAGTAATTTAGTTATAAACAAACCTAATCCTATTATTGAAACCAGTGTTCCAGATCCAATGTCAATTGAAGTACATACTTTAACAAATGATAGTTCAAACCAAATTGTTGAAGTTACTCCAAGTATTCCAGTTCCTCCAAAACCTCAAATTATTGTTCAAGAAGAAATAAATAGAGAAGAAAGAAAACCAGAATTTAAAAAAGACATTATTGAAAAACTTAAATCTTATGATAACAAACAATGGTTTGCATTAAAGAAAGAAGACATAATTAAGTTCCTTGAAGATGCTAATATTGATTATAAACATATTTCAAGTGATAAATGGGAACTTCTTAAATTTTTAAAGACAATAATTAAGGAACTATAATGAAAGTCAGGAACAAAACAGATTTAGCAAATTGGATAAGACACCAATTAGGTGAACCAGTTGTAGATGTCATTTTAGATGCATCACAAATGGATGATTGTATTGATGAAGCAATTGAATATTTTACTGAATTTGCTGGTGGTCATGGTAATGAACAGCAATATATTGCTTTAATTCAAACACAAAGACTTACTGAAGTTTCTCAAATGCCAACCACTACAGAAATGATAACAGCAAGTCCTCATGGTGCTGTTCAAATAGTTTATAAGGCAGAATATCAACTTCCAAGAAATGTTGTGGCAGTTGCAAAGCCACTTGATAATGGTAACTTGGCTCCAACAGTACAAGGTAATTGGGTTACTGCTGGTGGTGGATATTCAAGTAACGATCCAATGTTAAATTTCGCTTTTGCTTCCGCTGAAACATTTAATTCACCAACTTTAGCTGGTATTAGCAGTTCAGCAATGTCCGCTGGTCTTTTCTTCCCAGGTACAACTTGGTCTGATTTTTCTGGTTATAATGCATATGGCTCAAGAGGCGGCAGTCGTTCTCAAGGTGGTGGTGTTGATTTAATTACATACGAACTTGGTTTAGAATATATGGAATTAATGAGACAAAGATATACCATTAAAATGGCTGTTCAATTTCTTGAAGCAGAAAGAAAAGTAAGATTATCACCAAGACCTTCTTGTGCTGGAATGTTAGTAATTCCAGTATATGCAAGAGTGGCTGATGAGCATTTATATGATAATATTTTTATTAGAAGATATGCGCTTGCTTTGTGTAAAAAAGTTATTGGAATGAACGTTAAAAAATATACTGGTGTTCAGTTTCCAAACGGTGGAACCATTGATGGTGATTTTTATTACAATGAAGGTAAAGAAGAAATTGAGAAACTTGAACAAGACGTAGCAGATAACAAATACGGTGAACCACCAGATCCTTTCTATTTTGGATAAACTATGGCAGGACTAAACAACCCCCTCTCAAAAAAGAAACATTTCAGACAATTTACTGGTCCTTGGAACCAGCATAATGAAATTGAAATGTATGATAACGCAATGGCAGAGTATTTTGCCATTTATGGGTTGCCAATTGATTTCCTACCAGTAGATGTAAATTATAATAAAGATAGAATATTTGGTGAAGATACAACTAAAAGATATCTTTATAAAAGACAGTTAACATGTTTAGCAAAAGACGGTGCTTTTGAAGAAAACATGGTTTATAATGGGTTTGGTGAAATAACGCAAGTTGAGTTTCAGATATATATTCATTTGCCAACATTTAGAAAAATGGTTGCTAGAGATCCTCTTCCTGGTGATAATTTCTTTTTACCTAATGTAAGTAATTTAGGTTATGAAGTTATTCATGTTGACTGGATGACTCTTGGGTTAGAAGGTAATATATTTGGTCAAAAATGTGTATATCTTTTAACATGTAAGAACAGAGAATATTCTGGAGAGCAATATGGTGTCCTTGATGCTAATGGAAGATTAATCGCTGGTGCGCCTGCTGATGCTTTGAATCCAGATGGTTCTGTTAGAGATAAGTATAAAATACCAAAACCAAAGACACTTATAAGTACAGATGAGGGATTTGCTCAAATGGCAGATAATAATGCTATAAAGGATATTACAGAGGGGCCAATCAATCCAACTACAGGTGTTCGTTCTGGTGGAATAGTACTTCAAAGAGATAGAGCATATTGGGGAGAATGGTAATGAATCTAAGAAAACAAATACGCTCTAAAGTTATAAATTTATTTAAAGAATCTTTAAGTTACAATGATGCTGATACAAAGCAACCATCAGATCCTTATGGTGCTGGTCCTTGTCCTATTTGTGGTGGTTTTGCTAAAGGAACTTTTAGACATAAAGGCGCTCCAGTTTTTTGTGAGAAAAATCATAAATGGAGAGGAAGTTGTGGACATGGTGGAGAGTGTGATAACACTCCCGTACAAGAAGAAAAACTTCAAGGTGGTGCTGCTGATAATAAAACCATATCAGAAATAGCGGCTATACATTCTGGTGGTAATACTGCTGGAAGACTTTATACTACAATGTTTTATTTGATAAAAAGTCAAATAGACGATGGTATTAAAGATGAAATGGAACATACCAATGATCCTAATTTAGCCTTTGAGATAGTTAAAGACCATTTAATAAGTAATCCAAGATATTATTTAGATTTAAAAAAGGCTGGTATAGAAGAAACTCAACTTAATGAGATGCCAGCGTGGAACGATAGAAACAAAAGTATTGCTTCAAATATTGATAAAGACTTTGATAAAACTTTTAAATGGCTAAAGCAAGGTAATTTCAAACAAATAGAAGAACTAAAAATAATAAAAGGTTATATTACACTTGTCTTTTCAAGAAACAATGATACTTTTTATGTTTTAGTATATGAAAATTGGTTGGGTAGAGAAGTTGCTGGTGAATTTGTTTGGGGAAAAAATGGAAAAAACCAATGGCAAACCGAATCTGCTGGTGTTGCAGAAGAACATCAAGGTAAAGGTATTGCTATTACTGTTTATGACTATATGATAGAAAAATACTTTAAGACTTTATATTCTGATTCAAGTTTAACTGGTGAAGAAGGATATGGAAGTTTTAATATATGGAATAAGTTAAGTAGACTCATTAATTATGCGTATCTTTATGACGAAAGAAGCAAGACACACACTCCTGTAAAAGAATTCACAAGAGATATGATGGGAGACGCAAATGTTCTCTTTGTTGTGTCTACTGAAGAAATAAAAACAGAAGAAAAACCTCTTAATGAAATGCCTTACATCCATGATTTGAACGGCAAATCGCTTGATCTTCAAATGGAGAAATGGACAACTGAAGAAGAGTTTAAAAATTTTTTAATGAATCTTTTTGTTGGGGAAACTATAAGCGACCCAAAACAACCTAAGTTACAAATAACTAATCCAGAAGAACTTATAAAAAAATTGACTGATTTTAATAATGATATTAATAATCCAGCAACACAACTTTTAATTCAATTTACTAGAAAATTTAGAAACCCAAAAGCAACTTTAAAGACCATTTCCAAAGAAGATGTGGAGTATTTAAAGTCTTTTATTATAGATGTTTATAATCATTCTAAAGAAAAATTTATTTGACAATCCAAGAAAATGTGTTATAATCTCATCAACAAGGAGAGGTTATGGACAAAATCAAAAACCTCATTAGTTCTTATGAGACGGAATGCAAGATATTATCTGAATATCTTGAAGACCTTCCTCGTCTTGAAGAATTTGATACAGAGAAGTCTGTATGTAAAGCCCGTCTTGATGAAAAAAGAATGTTTATTGAGATTTTAAAGAATATTTAAGTCTCTCTTGTTCCTTATTATAAATAAGGAATATGAAGAACTTCTATTATAATAAAGTAATTTGGCATCATGTTGCGGCTTTTGCTGATATCTTTAATGATATGCAGATTTATGTCTATGATGCAGACGGTAAAGCAATTGAAACAAAAAAAGTACCCGTTTACTTAACACCAAAGGAGAAAGTTGTTTCTGCTTTGATGAAAGGTAATTGGGATTCGCCTATTGGTACAGGTGCATCCGTTGAAAATTATCTCCCATCAATTTCAATAAATTGGACTGGTATTTCTCTTGACACAGAAAGAATGAAAGGTCAACGAGATAAAAGAAGACTTTATGTTGAATATGCTGATAAAAACGAAGACGGTTGTGATGAAAAATATGTCCACACCGATATTCAAACTGTTCCCTATAAGTTAACATTTGAAGTTACATTATGGACTAAGTACATGGATGACTTAGCCCAATTAATGGAAAATATTTTACCTTTCTTTCATCCAGAGGCTTATGTTTCTCTTTTTGAAAAAGGAGTAGGTTCCGAAAGAAAATGTAAAGTAACGAAAGAAGGAGAAAATCTTAATTTCGTTTATGAATTAAATCAGCCAGATAGAAGAGTTCTTCAAGCAACTTTAACTTTTAATATGGAATGCAATTTCTATAAACCAGAAAATCCAATTGCACATCCTATTCAGAAGATGTATCTTAACATAGGTCAACCTAAACAAAATGGTAAAGCAGATGGAGAACAACAAGTAATTTATGCTGCTACATCTGGTGGTTCTTGTTTTGTTGATCTTGATGAAAATATAAGAAGTTTTATTAAAGATTTTAAAGCAGAAGATCAATTTTATGTAAGTCAATTTTATGATGAAGTTTCTGGTATTCCTATCCAACCAAATACTTCATTACCTCTTACATTAGATCAAAAAATGATAGATACTATTAATAGAAGAGATCCAGTAATAGGAGTGAGTGATTTAAATGGTGTTGTAAATACCGTTATTGGTTCTAACACAATTACAATTACTAATAATAAATTTAAAGCAACATCAATACCATATGGTTATATTGTTACTCCAAGTGGATTAACTCCTATTTCAATTTCAAATATTTCTATTGTTGATGGTTCAGTCACCTATACACTTTCTGATATACCATCTTCTACAGATTATAAATTAGTTTGGAGAGTTGAATTGATTGGTGATTTAATATTTGATATACCAATTGGTTCAGATACTATTACAATATATGATTCAAGAATAACTATAAATTCAATACCATTGGTTGAAGTTAATAATACAACTAGAGATACACCAGATATTACTGTTGATGGTATCATCGGTGTTAATAATGGAAACTTTGTAGTTAAACTTAGTTTAGCCCCAAGTGTTGATGGTTATAAATTAATATGGAATATTGAGGGATAATATATGAGTGAAACAGATAACAGTATAAAAGATGTTTTAAATATTAAAGACGAATTAGCATCTTTTAACGATGTTAAAGATAAACCTTCTGAAGATGAAGAGAAGTTTAAAAAGAAACTTGAAGATATTCAGAAAATGAAAATGGAAATTGAAAATCGTCGTAAGAACGGCGACGAAGATTATGTCAAACAAGCCTTGCGTGAAGTAATGGAAATTGGTTTACAAACTAGTAGAGCATTGCAATCTGAAGTTGAAGCACACGCAGAAGGTAGAGCAGTTGAATGTCTTGCAGCGGCTTTAAATGCTGTTACAACTGCTGCAAAGGAACTTCAAGAAGTAGAAGTTAAGAAAGAGAAAAATTCAATAGCAAGAGAACAAAATGAAATAAAAAGAAATCTTATTGCTAGTAATGGTAGTCAAAAATTGGTTCAAAATAATAATTTCTTTGGAACCCCTGGTGATATTCTTGACATGATGAAAAAAGTTCAAGCACAAAAAACAATTGATGTTAGTAAGGACTAATCATGCCAATAAATTTTAATCAAAAGGGTACTAAAAGACCCGATCAAAAGGTTGAATATACCCCTGAGATGCTTCAAGAATATATAAAATGTTCACAAGATCCAGTTTATTTTGCTGAAAACTATTATTACTTAGTTTCTACCCATAATGATAAAGGTAAACAATTAGTAAAACTTTATGAATTCCAAAAAGCAATATTACATTCTTTCGTAAATAACAATCATAATATTCTTTGTGCTGCTCGTCAGGTTGGTAAATCAACAATTTCATGTATATATTTGCTATGGTTTACCTTTTTTAATAAAGATAAAACAGTCGCTATATTGGCTAACAAGCAGCGTTCAGCAACAGAATTAATGGACGATATTAAAACTGCTTATTACGAGATGCCAGATTGGTTAAAACCTGGGCAGAAAGAATGGAACGAACTTAACATTGAATTTGATAATGGTAGTAAATTAATTGCTGCTGCTACTTCAAAAGACGCTATTCGTGGTCAATCTATTAATGTGCTTTTTGTGGACGAGTTTGCTCACTTACCTACTAACGTTGCTCAAGAGTTCTGGACAGCCGTTCTCCCCACTATAGGTACTAAAGAGGGTAAATGTATTGTTGTGTCTACGCCAAACGGTGCTGCTGGTTTATATTATGATTTGTGGAGAAAAGCAATTTTAAATGTTGATGGTAATAGTTTCAAGGCACATAAAGCAAGTTGGGATGCTGTGCCTGGAAGAGACGAAGAGTGGAAGAAAAACATGATTTCTGCTCTTGGTGATAACGGTAAAATTCAATTCGCTCAAGAATATGAATTAAATTTCACTGGTTCTTCACATACACTTATTGAAGGTAATGTGTTAATGGATTTGCGAGCAAAAGATCCAATCGCAACACCAGAACCAGGGTATCAAATTTGGAAAAAACCTCAAAGAAATAGATTATATATCATCGGTGTTGATGTTGCTAAAGGTGCTAATTCAGATTTCTCTGTCGCTAATATATTTGATGTGACTGAATGGCATATTAATGGTAAATATGAACAAGTTGCTATGTATAGAAAAAATGATGTTCCTCTTTTTGACTTTATTTTGAAAATAATATGGTTAACTAAACAATGGAATAATCCTGTTGTTATAGTAGAAAATAATCAAATAGGAGCGGTAGTTGCTGATGGTATTCATCAAGATCACGAATACGAATATACTTTCTATGATTACGAAAAACAAGAATTTGGTGTAAATGCTAATGTTAAAACAAAACCATTAGCATGTACTTACATGAAAGACGATTTAGAAAATAAATTATTAACAATATGTTCTAATAACGAAATAAATGAATTAGGATATTTTGAAGAAGTGCGCCCTGGTGTATTTAAAGCAAGAAACGGTAATAATTATTATGATGATACAGTTACTTCTACTTATTGGGTTTCTTATTGTTTAAGATCAAAATACTGGGAAGATCATTTATTTTATTTAATGAAAAATAATATTCTTGGCAATACACAACAGTCATTAACTAATGCAAACGTTAAAACAAAAGAACAAGCGGAAGATGAAGAAATTGCCGATACATTTATGAAATCTTTCTTTAAAGCACCCCAAGATGACTTCATGAATGAGTTGACTAAATTTTAATTTATATAAATAAGTTATAGAGTTGTGGTAAAATATTAAATTTTCATATTTAAATAAAATCCATTATAAATACTTCACAGATAATAAGGAGTAATTTTTATGGCACAACTCTCTCCAGGCGTAGAAGTAATTGAACGCGACTTTACATTAACAATCCCAACAGTAACATCAAGTGTTGGTGCTATGGTTATGGTTGCTGAAAAAGGTCCAATCAATAAACCATTATTGATGAATTCAAGAAAGCAATTTAGAGATACCTTTGGTGAACCAGATGATGTTAACTATAAGCATTGGTTTACCAGTTATGCGTTCCTTGGCGCATCCGATCAATTCTGGGTAGTTAGAACTGAAGATAAGACAAAACTTTGTGCTGGTATTACTATCGGTACATCTGGTGCATTCACCGCTTGTGGTAGCCCTCTCATTAGTGCCTATCCAACTCCAAAAGCTGCTGAATTCTATCCTCTTTCATATGATAACGTTGGTCCTACCGAAGCAATTGAAGGTGGAAATCCAGTTTTCACTGGTGGTTCTGAATTGTTCCACATTTATGCTGTTGGTGCTGGTCCTTATTATGAAGGTGTTCAAGTTTCTATGATCAACTCAGTTGATTATAAGACCCTTCTTGAGTTAAAAGAGGAGTATGCTCAAGCAACAACCACTCAACAGAAGCAAGCAATCATTCAAAAGTATTA